CATCGGTGTTCGGGATGATTTTATCAAAAGCTTCTTGATGCCAGACCCAACGATTGTTGTCTAGCTTGACGTGAGTATAGATCTCAACGTCATTAGTATTGGAACCCATGCTAACTGATTCTTTAGCTTTGAGTTCTTGGAACTCCTGAGGTAGGAGTTGTTTGTTAATCAGTTCTTTGGTTACGATCTCAATTACGTTACCGTTACCATCACGTTCTACAACATATCGGTTGAGTGGGTAGTGCTTGATCCCCTCCTTACCCATATACAACAGAGCATTACCACCGACCACAAGATGCTTGATAGCTTGGTGCACAGCAACACGATCACCAGATGCGGCAATCGATTCCATGACCATACGTTCCATCTTTGCAAAGCTAAGGTCAAGCTCAGAACGGACCTCTGCAGGCAGTTCTGTGCCTATCTTAGAGTCATCCATCTGAAGTTTGAAGAAGGCAGTCTGCGGCGGCAGCAACGCCAACATCAGTTTAGATGCTAGGGTCACTACCGCTTTGCTACCCACGCTTTGCCAAGGTTGGCGTAGATTCTTGTGTGAAGGTCGCAGCTCATCACGTTGGATAAGATACGGTAGGGTCAGTTCAGAGCACTCAACAGCAATGTCAAGAAAATGATTACGGTAGCTGGTTAGATGATCATACCTGCTACGTGCTTGCATTAGCCTAAGTTAGTTGAAGTACCTTGTTCGGACATTGCAATACGCAGCTTATCAAGGCCGCGTGTTGCTTCACCGCGTTTCTTGCGGCTCTTACGTTTAATAGTAGTGGGTGTACGTTGCATGTTTGAAACATTTGCTGCCATAGTTTGCTCCATGGCACGTGCTCGTGCTTCGTTTTGCGATTGAATCCGTGCAAGACGTGCTTGGTTAGCCTGTTCTTGACGCATTGCATCTCTACGTGCACGCTCAGCATCCTGCCGTGCGCGTTCTTCAGCTTCACGGCGTGCCCGTTCTTCACGACGACGGGCGGCGTTGCCTCCTCCTCCTGCGCTCATTCTAAATTTCCTCGTTGGTAATACGTGAGTTAATCCAGTCCACAACACTGCGCTGACCTGCTTGATACATGATCGTTTGGATACTTGTATCTGGACTGGGATTGGTCAGCCGAAATCTATCCTCTAGTTCGTTGACCAGAGCATCCACAGTTAAGCCAATGTTAAGCGTACTGTGGGAGGTTTGTATTTGCATGTTCAAAAAAAGCAGGCATACGAGCTGCACGGGTGGCAGACAGTTCGGGCGCTTTGCCCTCATACATTAGGCGATCACTAGAATCGACCCAAAATTTTTTGTCCAAATATTTATCTGATGCACCAACCTTGAGCGGTTGCATGACCCAGTTAATTGTAGCCTTCCTCAGTTTATCCAAGGACGGCGAGATCTCAAGCCCCAACTCTTTGCATACGAGCGAGTTACATGCCACATGTATTTGTTCATCTCTTGAGATGTCTGCGGAAACCGTACGCATACCAGCGTCACCGCAAAAACGAAAGAAGGGTAGTAGAACAAAGAAAATCGCACGCTCGGCAACCATTGCCTTGGTAATCGTGTGATCAGGATGCTCAATCCACGCTTTCTGCAGCGCCATAGCTTCCCTTTCTGCTTTGGCATCAGTGCCATAAGCGTTGGCAATGTAACCCAAAGCGACGTCGTGGTTTTCTTCATCTCGGACGTTTGACTCGAGCAATGTCCTAGCCGAAACAGGGACGTTTTTTTCAAGAGCATCGGTGATAAAATCTCCTACAGGTAACTCCATATGTCGGAGTGCGAGAGCACGGAAGATGGTTTCTTCCGCACCCTCTTTGCAAACACCAGCTGTAGTTTGTACTGGTGTCCACTTGCGCTTACGCGCCATTAGTTTTTGATAAGGGTTCATTCTTGACAGTCACATTCGAGTTCTTTATTTAGTATGTCTGCAAGAAGGTCATCGGCATCATCTTGAAGTGCTGCATAGACATCAGACTTATCTTGAGTGTTACCCATAACTTGCAAACTGTAGTAAAGGGAGGTTTGCGGAGATTCCAACCACTCTTCGATAAAGGCTTCGTCATATGTGACGACATCACTCCAACTGTTGAAGCTATACCCGTGAAGAAGTCCCGTACGATTGAACAACCGCATGATGCCATCAGCAACACGCTTGTAATTGTCCCAACCGACTTCACTAGCGATCTCTACATCGCCGTAATCATATGTTTGTACACCAAACGTATCGCTGTCACGGTCTACCGTGCGGCTGATAGGAGGTGCGATTTCTGGTGTGCACGTATAACCATCCAGATCCTTGCTTCGATAACTGCAGGAGGCAGTGGGTGCAATAGCAAAGGCGCGTACCATATTGTTAGCGCTAGCAATGCTGGCTGCAAGGTCAATACCCAAGCCAAATTGTACGACCAGCTCATAGGCTGGTGTGCGTACCACTTCTCCTGCATGGTATTGCTCCAAAGCAACACCGAACTGCTCATACGTTACTCCGTACCGCCGTAAAAGGTTTGCAAGTCCGAGTACTCCAAGTCCCACTTGTCGATCGGTTGCAGCTGGGAGGTACTCGCCAGTTGATCCAACACCTGTTTTGCTATGGAGATCGCACAATTGGGACATACCTTCACTGAAAGCTTTTGGGATGTCGTCGAACTCACAGGCACCGAGATTGATATGCTGCAAGAGGCACGTTCCTCGTGAGGGCAGGTATACTTCGAGGCATACATTTCCTCGGATTCGCTTGTTGTCTGCATCGTACTTTACTTTGTTAAGCCAAATGTCACCGGATTTAATTCCGTGGAGGAGTTCCTCCTTAAACGTACACCTTTCCCACCAGTCGGGGGTGATGTTGATGCATCTCTTGACCCAAGGTAACTCGGATCGAGAAGCAGTAATAAAGTCAAGGGCATCAGGATGAGATAGATCAAGATGCAACACAATCGCACCGTTCCGATAGGTGCCACCCCGCCTAAGGATTTCATTTAGTGTCGAGAAGATTTTACCAAAGGACACCGGACCACTTGCAACAAGTTGGTCATCACCTTTGTTGGATACTGTACCTTTGGGACGCAGTTTCGACAGGTGAATAGCAACACCAGCTCCGTTACGTAGAGCATGGCTAGCAAACCTCCAGCTGGCTTCAATACCTTCTGGACCTTCCATCGAATCTTCGACTACAAAGACTGTGCAAGATACTGGAAGCCGTGACTCGGGATTGTTGAGCCACGATTGTACACGTCCAGTGCGTGAGATATAAGAGGTGGTCATGTAAGAATTAGATCGTTCAGTTTCGGTGGTTCATAATTCGGTCCCTTCAGAACCTTACCGTCGTCTCGGTAGATAGGTTTACCATCTTCACCAAGCTTAGACATATTGGAAGCGTGTACTCTGTGCATAGCTTCATCGAGATCCCACTCTTGTGATGCAGCAAATTGATAACATACATACACTAGGTCGGCAAGTTCCTTGAGTTGTTCACACTCATCTTTTAGATGGTATGCTTCATGGAACTCTGACCATTCTTCATCGATCAAAGTCTTCTGTGTAGTCCGGTGTTCCTTCCCAGGAGTCAGGTTGTACGCAGATCGAAAGTGCTCCGCTTGATCGAGCAGGCTCGTGTGTATGTAGGAGTTCATTTTCAAGATAGTGGATAGCTTTTTTTAGATCATCTACCTTGCTGTCCTTGTAGCCAGCGCGGCAAATGTATTTGATTGCATTACCAAGGTGGTAGTTGAGCTGCTGATCTCGAATGAAATCCCAGACCTCTATGGTTCCTCGGGTGTAGTGGGGTGGTGAGTTGGCCACTGTTTAACTAGGTTTGATACGGTATTGCCAAGGCAGAAGTTCTGCCGTTGGAGGGCTAAAAATAATGTGATGATGTCATCTTTGTCAGCTGCAGGAAGCAGATCCTCAAGCCGTCTTAGCTTGAAACTCTGCTCCATTGTCAGCTCCAATACTGGCATCGGTGGGACACCAGGGTATGACGGTTCGGTGTTCTGCGTCATAATTTTCGTGTGTGAGAATGCGTGCGAGTCGTGCATTGGTCAAGGCTACCTCTTCGTCTAGATCTTTTGAAGCAAAAGCTTTGACAACAGTATCCCATGTGTAACCATCCTCTTCAAACAAGGAGACCGCACGCTTGACACCGATGCCAGGTACACCACTATAACCATCAGTCTGATCACCTGCAAGTGTCTGAATGAGATGCCATTGCATACCCTGTTCGGGTGTGATGGTCATGACCTCATCCATGTTGTACAGCTTACCAGGTATCTGTCGCATGTCCTTATCTGGTGAGACAATGATGTTGCCAGGGTTAGCCGTAGCATAGATACCCATAGCATCATCAGCCTCAAGTTCAGGTAAGATGATGACTTCATACTGCTGTTTGAGTGTAGAAATTACCCGGCGATAACCACAGGGCTTTTTTCTATTTCGATGCCCTTTGTAATCTGGGCAAATTTTTTTTCTAAAATTCTTAGAGTCACTGAAAAACAGCACCAGTTCTGGTGTGTCCCACATGAAGTTGTTTTTAATCTTTGACAGCTCACGCTGCACGTTGGACAATGCTTCGGAGAATTTGCTGATAACAAGGATTACATCCTCGCCAAAATCAATCTCATCTTCAGCACCGGCGCAGGACTTGTAAACTATGTAGTCTGCGTCAATTAGTAGTTTCATAATGTTCAATAGCCTCTTCAGCTGTGGCAAAGCCGATCTGTGGGTAAGGTTCGAGGCCAATGTCCTTACCTGGTTTGGCTAGATATTTATCAGCCATGTCAAATACTTCCCAAAGTGAACAGCCAGTTTCGTTCATAATAAACTTGAGTGCGCCTTCTAAACGGTTAGCTGCCTGCCAAATATGCCCACGGTACAATAATGTGTCGTGGTCATGGTCACCAACTGGTTTCATTTCAGACTTAGCACCAAATGGTAGTCCAGTAAATGAACACGTGTCGGTTTTGTGTTTTTTCATCTTGTAGGAATTTTTTGTTGCAATGTAACCACACGTTTTGTGGTAACGTTTGGTGGTGTTGTTGAAGTTGTCCTTGTGATCATAACCTTTGCAGCATAGACAAACACCAATTGTTGGATGTATAAACCTTTTAAAGGGTACATCAGGATCAAGGTGTTTTTTAATTTTCCGGTAGTTTCTATTCGTAACATTGCGGCAAGATTTATGCTCATAATATCCGTTACGAACACTGTAAGACATAAGAGTTGAGTCATCCCAACGCTTACATAATTGGCACTTCTTAATCAATGGACCTCCGACCAGTCACGTCCTTGTTTTGCTTCCGCACCGATTGGGAGCCGGAGTGAATAGTATTCTCCAGCCGCTTCAGCGCTTTGTACCAGGGATGCTGATAAAGCTGCGGCGTGTGCGGGGTCGCACTCGAATTGTAATTCGTCATGTATGAAGGCGAGCTGTGAGCAGCACAACTCTCGAGTGTTTGCATGGTTGATGACCATCCATCGTTTGGCAATGATACCAGCACCTGATTGTAGCAGGTAGTTCAGTGCTTTATGTGGACTGTCAACTTTGATTTTTCGTGTGTCTACTGATCGAACATAGCCCTTCTCAGACGCTGTTTTGATAGCCTCCAGAAGTTGGGCAAGCCCATCAATAGCTTCCACAAACGCTGTGCGTATTTCTTTACCTTTGGATTTAGCTCTAGTTGGGCTGAGAGAGGAGTCATAACTTAGTCCAATTTTGGCATCGCCGGCACCATAGAGGAAGGCGTAGGTAACGGTTTTAACTGCACGCCTGGTGATGCCAACTTTGTCGGCATTGACTTGGTGAATGTCCCCGTTAAGGAGGATGTCAGCGTAGCGACCCGCATCATAGCGTGCGAGGTAATGAGCAAGCATACGAAGCTCGATGCCAGCGAGGTCAGCGCCAACCAAAAGCTGACCCGGACTAGCTTGGAAGAGTTGTCTGAAGTTTGAGTCACTTGGTACTTGGGCAAGGTTAGGGTTACGGTGTGCACATCGGTGTGTGTTAGTTGCGACGGAACAGTGATGGTGTACTCGGTTAGCATTCGTACAAAGCTTGAGCCATGCGTTCGTGCCTTCCGAGATCATCCCCAATTTCTTCGTAATATCGAGACACTTCAGAAAGTCCTCGGCTATCGTAATCCCAGCGGAAGCAGCCTCTTTCAAGATAACTTCGTCGATGATCGGCTTCCCAGTAGGAGTCAGATCCGTCGGCTTCCAGCCATGATATGTTTGCAGGATCCATGATATATGGTCGCGTGATGTGGGATTGAGATCTTTTAAGCGTGTGAATGTAGCGCCTTCGACATAGCCTTGGGTCCGATTATTTCGTTTAGGAGTAAATAATGATCCGGCAACGAAAGGGTGCCTGTCGCGTAATAGTTGATAAGTCTTTTCAAGTTCGGTTCTGAGAGTCGATGCAAGTTGCCATGCAGCGCGTTCATCAAAGTACCATCCATGAAGTTCCTGTTGCGTAAGAATGTTTGCAACCTGATGTTCTAGCGCGACCCACTCAGGTAGGGGTGGAAGTGATCGCATAATTTTTTAGTTACTTGAACGTCTTGTATGCAGTA